TCTTGTAATTGCCATTTAAAATTCCTCCTTAAGCTTGCGCTTTTAATTGTTTGTACAAGTCCGGATCCTCTCGATAGAGCCGGGCTTGTTCTGTGAGATTGAACGTCTCTTTCTTGAATGGGTTATTTGTCGGTGGCTGTTTATTACCACCGGTACCATTTGGTTGTCTTCCATGCAACGCCGGAGCTTCTCCAAATAGATAAGCATCTGATTCTTTTAGAGTCTTCAGCTGATCATCAAGTCCGAGCAGTTTATCACCATCGAGCTTGATAGACTCCGTATTAAGCAGAGCCTTCACAGCCTTTGGATTCCGTGCCTGTGCGCCCGTCAGAGCCTTTTCAATAGCATAGTCAAATATTTGTTGCTGAATCTTGCTTTCGTACTCCTGAGCCGTCTTCTTGTTCGTTTCCTGCAACTCATTAATCTTTGCTTGCAGTTCTTCGCTGTCCTTTGCTTGCTTGCTCAACTCCGATAGTTGCTTATCGCGGTCTTTAAGCTGCTCCTGCAGTTCCTTAACCTCGTCAATCTTGTCATTCAGCCGGGAACGTGGCACCTTCTCTTTGTCCGCTTCATCTATCGCTTTGAGCACTTCGTCAATCGTAATTTCACCTTTGGATAACTTCTCAAGTAGTTCTTTCAATGTGATTCCTCCTATTCGTTTTTAACGAGTAACGACTCGATAGGTTTTTCCTGACTTTTAACGACATTCAGCAGGTCGAGGGCAAAATAAAAACGCCTATTCAGCGTCATCTTTCCAAGTCCAATATTTTGGATTTCTAATTCCATAACCAGTTATTGCTTCACCATTGTCTATGTCATGATAGTCACGAAATCCATATCTTTTTAGTATACGATAAGCGCTTTTTCGCCTTTCATCTTCCCATTCAACAACCAGTTCTTCGTTTATTCCGAGCGAATGTACAACTTCCATGATGTATTTAAACGCTAAACATAATCCATTAAGACTACCGTCTCCGGTTATTCTGCTTTTATTGTGTTTCGGTCTTTTATTCCACCACATATTGGCTTCTTTTCTAGTGCTTGATATATATAGACCTACACTCCACTGCATGATATTGTTGCCTTGCCAACGTTTAAAATATAGATTCATCAACTGTCCATTTGGCAACTTTTCGCAGATTCGAATATCTGTTTTGCGATTAGTTGTATTTCTAAGCATAGGATCATTTCCTTTGCATAAAAAATAAGCCTTAACGCAGGCTCAGACGAGATATGAGGATCACCAGTCCTTTCTGGCATATCGCCAATTAATAAGATTAATACAATCTGTTTTCGTAGTCATCCGGAATTGCAACTGGTTTTCCCTGCTCTATTTGATTGTCGATAAAATCAGATAAACGCTTTGCCCCAGATACAGAAAAATCATACCCATTCCCGGATGTCATTTTTACGTACTCATAAACAGGAAAAATGTTTTCAAAGTGAGTTTCGTATTTGTTAATTGCCTTGTTGATTATTTCCCATGCCCCATCTTCGGCGCTAAACATGTCAATCACCTGCTTTCAGCATATCGTCAACAATATTTCGCCATACCTTAACCGCATTCGGGAAAATTTCACTTATTAAATCATAGCTTTCTTTATTGGTCGCTATTGATTCTGATATGTGTGCAAAAAATTCAGCCTCTACTTTTTCCGGCTTTTTATAGTATGACTTTCCATGACCCACACCAAAAGGATACTCTTTATAAGTAAATGGCGTTGATTCGTAGATATCTGATAGATTCGCTAGTTGTTTACTAGACTTCCCGTACTTCTCGATCATGTTTTTCTCAAATTTTTCAAAATTAGCTTTGCTTTTGGTGTAAATTTCAGACCTTAATTCATCATACTTTAGCCTTTCTGTTTTTTTCCTTGGTCTACTTCCGATATCATCATACATCGGCAAATCTTTACCATTGACATACTCCCATAGATCACGATTAATCGTGTTTTTCAATTTGTATTTTGGCATTGATGAAATATGAGTAATGTGTTCGTTTCCTTCTACAGTCCTTTTACCGATTTTCACCTTTATTTTATTACCAGTATTGTAAATTCCTTTACCCGTCACTGATTTTAAACCGATACGGTCGAAAACGTGTCCGATCTCATGATAAACTTCCTGCAACGGATTATGAATATCACTACCGTCAAAGCTTTTTTGTGACAAATGTACATTCAATCCACTTGCATAAGCGTCTACGTCTTGTACCTGTCCAAAAACTACTTGATCACCAAATTTTTCATACATCAACCTCAGCTGATCATCTTGTAAGCTCTTTAAATGTTCAATGAATTTATTATAGTTGTCTTCCCCTACTTTTTCTTTCATGTTTGTCTTGGCAATGCTGTTTTCAGCTAAATTGTTGTCTGGTTTCGCTTCCTTCTCCTTCCCATTCATCCACTCATCATACGTCTGAAAAGGAATAGTCACATTCGGTGCACTAATTTCCTTTTTAGCCTGCTTCTCAGCCTGTTTCTCAGTCATTCCATCTGCCATATACTTATCTATCCGGTCAGCTAGTTTCTGTTGATAGGCAGCGTCCTGGTAGTTTCTAGCACGTCGTGTGTCCGGAAGTTGACCATTCACTTTCATGATAACCGTACATCTACAATTACAATCCTGAGCTGCATTCATCCATAAGTGAGGTCCTTTAGCTTTTAAACCGTGAAGATGGAAATATCCATCATTATCGGCTTCCTGACCATCTATCATACGATGATCTTGGCGTGTCCTTAAGTCAAGGGTGCTTAGCCAAACCTTTTGCATATCAGCATGTTTTTCAGCTATTTCCATGCTATTAAGCCTTGATTGCGTCTGTACTCGTCCAGCTTCTGTCCGCGCCACATTACGTGCTTTTGCTCGGCTGAATTCAACAGCCTTTTGTATCCTGCTTGCCATTTTGGCATAGTCTTCTCCGGCGATGAGCGATTGGCTGATCTCAAGATCAATTTTTCTCACAATCTCATTTCGATGAGTTTCCATCAAGGATGGAAGTGTCAATTTTGGAATGGGGTTCTTAACCGCTGCTTGTATCACAGAAAGCGGTGGAATAGTCACGCCTAATGGCGTTTGTGCAGCAAGCTCAAACAAATAAGATGACTTCATGAAGTTCTGCAAATACACATTTTCAAGCAATCCCTGCATGTTCGTGAGCAGTTGCTTATACTGCGATGTCATTTCTGCAGCAATCATTGCCATTTCCTGCTGATACCGATTAAAGCGATTAAGGTCAGTCCATGACAACTCACCTTCTCCGTTTGAATATTTTTGATACATCGTTGCGATTTGATTCAAAATTGTTTTTAATCGTGCGGCGAACAACTTGTCCATATCTCTTACAGAGCTCTCAATCATCTGATCAAGTGATTGGTCAATTTCCTGTTGGTTCATTGCCGACACCGCCGTTCTGTGCGGTCTGATCGTTATTCAGTGGTGGTAGATTAGCTGCGTATTCGTCCTTCTCTTTCTGCATTTGCTTTTCTTCTTGCTCAGGATCGTCAACCCAAGGATGATGAGAAACGATTGTCTTGTTGCTGACGATTCCCACACTGTTTTTTGCCATATCTACCTTTTCAGCATCGTTTGTGATCATGGTCCGGTTGAATGTCATCTGAATATTGTCCGGATCATATTCACCTTGATTGCTAATTGACAGGTACTCAGTATAGAACCAAAGGAACGCGCTCAGAGCCTTTCTGAACTTGCGCTCAGTGTGATTTGCTTTCAAATCGAGTAACGAGTACAGGAACTTCAATGCGACGCCTGACGGGCTGTTACCGAAGTTATCCGTCCGCGTATTAACACCTTGTCCGAACGTGTAAATAGATTCTTCTAATCTATTCAGATGCTTATCTGAACTATCAATCGGTACATCTACCGATTCGGTATCCATGCCACCTTCTGAATCGACATTGACGGCGCGATAGAAACGTAGATTTTCCATAAATTCGGATAGGCTCTGTCCTTCGTAACCTTTGAGAATGTAGAGTAACTCTTGCGCGTCCTCAAAGGTATTGGAAAGGTCACTCACACGCTTGTCGTACTCGTCTATGAGCGCTTTGTAGAAGGTTAGGTCATTGATACATTCCTCATTATTTTTGAAGCATACGAACGGTACGCGTTCCCAACCATATCCTGTATCATTCAAATAAAAATGGCTAGCAGGATTTTCTTCTTCCGAGAAGTCCATGATCCAGCCATTATCTTGTTTGATGTAATAATAGATTTGTGTGGAATCATAAATCTCTGCTTTCTCAATGTTGTTTCCGTTATCGTCCACCGTTGTGTAATGATGAATGACGTATTTGAGATTGCGTGCAAGCGTATCATCATAGACCGGGATAATCGTTTCTGCCGGCATGATAACGTATTGAAATTTCCCATTATCATCAATGTACGGATGCAACCACTCTTTGCCTTTATTACTGGCGTTCTTGACCAGTTCATTCATGGTGTCGTCAAAATCTTCGTTTGCTAGATCCGTTACCAATTTGGTAAGTGAGTCATTATCAGAACTGAACGTGATCGGCTTACCGACAAGGTATTGTGTCTTTTGATCGACAAGTAGCTTATGCCAGTTATGTGGTATCCGGTTATTCGGCTTGATGCCTTCATTATCCGTCACCTTCACGCCGTCTTTATAGTAGGTCTTTGCGCGTCTGTTAATATCATTGTCATTGAAGTAGTATTCCACGCCTTTACGCATGTCTGACGTGTCGTATTCATCAATCAGCTTTTGCAGTGCTTCGCCATTTACTGGATCCGTCCTGATTTGCTGTGCACTTGCGTTGATCAATGCAATAAGATCTTCCGTTTCTGTTGGTTCCCAAGGCCATTTCATAGGATCACCTTCTTTACTTCAAAATGCTGATGCTGTTTCCTTTTTGCATCGACTCTGCAATTCCGGTCAATGCGTCAGGTGCATCATCATGTTCATTTTTTCCTTCTCGTTGATACTTACTAAGGTCTCTATATAAATGCGGCCATCTGTCTTTCCAATTAGCAGGGAAGTAAATATGATGCATTACCCATGCCGAATTGGAGTAAATGCGCGCTTCCTTGTTCTTTGATTGGTGAAACCATTTAATGACTGTCCTATTGGTTTGATACTTTTCTCTGATCATTCGCTCGACGGCCCGAGCAAATCCACGACCACCGTTGTTTGATTCGATCTTAGCCACATTAACAGCGTTATCGCTTAACGATTCTGCAACCAACTTCTCAGTTACTTCCATCGGTTCTTTCGAGTAAACCGTGTCTATGATATATGCTTCACCGTTGTATTCTCCATAAACAAAAAGAGCCAAATTATCGGCTCCGGTGTCTGCTGTATCACAATATGCTGATATGCGTTTAACAAGCAGATTGCCTTTTTTATCATGTGGAAGTTGATCATATGTCTTGAACTCGCCATAGAGCCTGCCTTTAATATCAATCGGTTCCTGCTGGTAGTTGGCACTGGCAATATCCACTCCCATTTCTTTTGTAACATCGCGGTATTCATCACGTGTCATGATATCCGGGCAGAGCATCGATCCATCATTTTGAACGGCTTTGTAATTAATATGAGCAACGTCATCTTTACGACTTTCGAGAATCCGACCGGCAAGATCACTGGTTGCCCATCGTGTCATAATCAGAATCTGTTTTCGTGGGCGCTCCATTCGCTGTACGATCGTGTTATTGTACCATTCCCAATGAGCATCTAAGACGCGTTCATTGTTTGCTTCTTCTGCATTCTTGATAATGTCATCGATAAGTACATAATTAGCACCAATACCGGTTGCTGTACCGCTTGGAGATGTGGCAAGATAATTCTTTTCTTCGCTTCCTTCCAAAGACCAAAAGCTTTTTGCTGCATCGCCATACTTGATTTGCACCTCCGGGAATATGTCGTGAAAATATTCATTCTTGATATCTTCGCTCTCAAACATCACACCGTCTCGCGTCTGTTGTGCGAACAGTGACGATAATATTTGGTTGTATGATCCGGTGATGATCTTCGTTCTAGGATTCTGGCCGTAAATCCACAAAACAAATAATCTCGCCGTGAACGTTTTGCCGTGCCTAGGAGGCATGTTCACTACGAGAATATGTTTATCAATCTTATTTTCATAGAATGCTTGCAATGTGTCACATAAGTCTCTGAGATACGTTCTGTCGTCTTTATAAAACGATGGATACACAAGCTTGCAGAATGACCAAAATTGTTTTCTCGCACGTCTCAAAGCCAATTCACGCTGAATGATGATGTAGTCAATCAGGTCGATTGATTTTTTCATACTTATCAGCCATCGCTTTTAGTTCTTCATCGGTCTTTTCTGCAAGCTGTTTCCGAATATCAAGAGATCCGCTATGTTCGACCTGCTGTTTGTCACGCCACTTTTCCGGTTTGCGATTCTTTAGCCAAAAGATAATTGCTGTGGTGTTCGGTGTTTGATAGCGTTCGACTGTTTCAACATCGCCGGCATTCGACAACACTTCTTCTTTGTATTGAAAACCTGTTGCCGCTTGAAATAGTGCGTTTTCAACTTCAAAATCAGCTACTTCCTTGCCCTTTTTTAAGGCCTGTAAAATCGGCATATGAGCGTTTTTCCAGTTGTATAGTGTCTTAACAGCAATGCCCATGTTGTGCGCTATTTGCTCATCTGTGAGACCTTCACGTGCCCACCCTTTAATAAGCGTTAATCCTTCATCAGTTAGCCATTGTTCATATTTGCCTTTAGCCATTTCGCATCGCCACCATCTCCTTTTCTGTCAGCCCTCCATCCATTCTTCTTCACACACCTCAGGAACGGGCACAGCCCTTCCCGATCCAACCATATGCAGCCTTTACAACCTTCATCAGGATCTTTTATTTTCATTTTTCTGTCCTACAATTCCGGATACACATAAGAATATCCATGTGATATAAAGTAGTGTTAACCACGGATGATCATAAATGGGTTGCATTGTTATCAGCATCCTTTACATAAAATAAAAGCACCCCCGAAGGAGTGCCCAAAAATTACTTATTTTTGATTCTTTCCAAGTGAAGTTCTATAATATAATCTTCTTCGTCAGAATCCGGAAAATGATGATCCGCTTGTTTTACAATTGCTTTTCCACCAGGTAGATTAATTATTTCACCCGGTTTAGGAGGGATTCCGTCCCAATCTGGTGAATCATCTAGTATTCCCTCGGCAGTGTCCTTAGCTACTAATTTTTCATTTTCAAATATTTTATAAATCGTTTTACTCATTCATAATCCATCCCCATTCTGCATAATACCTAATTATTACACAAAATAGGACAATGTTCCTGCTTAATTACTCTTTTTCTCGATCTTCCGGATGGAATATCATGTGTTTGGCAATGTCCGTCATTCCAACTATGTGGGCAATGCTCATTTCATTATGTGCGATGCGATAACAATCATCTTCGTGTTCTGATACGATCAGCACGTTATTGATCTTACCTTCTTTGGCTAGTTTCATAAAATCTTCTGCTATCTTGACGATTTCATCTTTTGCCAACATGATCACACCTTTATACATAATAAAAGAGAACCAGGAGCATCACATCCGGTCCTCTTTTTTCATCTCTTAAATTATGCGCCCTCTTCGGACGCTTCGACCGGGCTATCCCCGATCCCTATATTGCATACTACCATCATAACAGGATAATCTTTCCTCTTTCTGCCAACCTTATGCCATGTCTCTGCCAAATGTCTGCCATTATTCTTCGTATACCTCGATTCTTAGTGCGAATGCTAGGCAAATCAATGCTTTTTCCTGCTTGCGATAATAGTTTCGCTCTGAATAATTCATTTTGAGACTGACCTGCAGGTTGGAATCAGCTTCGTTCAAAAATCGTTCATGTATTAATCGCTGATGTTCTACCTTCAGCCGCTGAATCGCTGCATTAACACGCTCAATGTACTTCTCCCGATATACCTGACTATCAACATTATAGACTGCACAATCCTCTGTGTCGCTGTGAAATTCGTTTGTATTGCTTCCCGGTGTCAGGCAATAGGCAGGTGTTATTTTTGGCTCTCTTAAATTTGGAACGCTTAACCGGTAGTATTGATATTTCTCTAATGCTTCTTTTGCGGCTTCAACCGTTTTATCTGTATCTATGTCTTTGAGTAGGCTTTGCATATCGGTTATCCCTCCTAATGTGGTAAAATTAGGTATCAGCTATGGTCGGAGGGATCCGATCTTTTTTTATTTAGTCATCGTTTTCAACTTTAATATTCATTTTACCTGTTCCATCCATTTCAACCGCTGCCTTGATTTTCTTATCAAATTCAGGAACTTTACTGTCATCACCATCAAAACCACTTGGAAACATTTCATTTGCTACATCTGTCAACTGAATCATCATTTTTACACTATTCAAATCAGCTTCAGTCAAAAGGTTTTCTCCACACTTTGGGCATGGCTTGTTCAAGAATTGTTCATATTCCTCAAATTTCACATTCGGTTCTTTGTAATCACAATGATCACACTTGATTCCTTTTATGTTTAATTCAACCGCTTTTGCCACCATTACCCCTCCTCAATCTCAAATATCTTCTCTGATCCGTCTTTAAGCTGAATAACAATAACTGTTTGCTTATCAGCCTTTTCAATCTGAACTAAATTAAGCTCTTCTGGTTTGTAGATCATCCTTATCTCTCCTTCGTCGTAGTGTCGAAATACCAAAAACCCTTATGCATCAAGCCGCCGGCAGGTGTTCCTTGACAACGTGTGTTATAATGTTAAATTTCATGGTAGTGTCGAACTGCGAATCATTTGATTTCCTGAAAATGCTCATTAAAAAAATTATCAAATGAATCATCTTTAAGAACCTTAATGATATGACTTTCTCCGTTATCATTTTTCGCTCGTAAAACCGGTGTTATATCATATGGATCATTGCTTACACCTTGCATTTTTCCTTTTAATGTCCCTTTTCTTGCCATGTATTTTTTTCCTTTTGTGAACGCTTGAAATCTATCAGCTTTCTTTTCACCTTTCATCTGAACCGATTTGATACATATAAGTTTCAATGTTTATCACTCCTTCGTTTTTGCTGTCAACCGCGCATCAAAATACATATCGCCCAATCACCAATCCGATTGCTACAGCAATAAATGCCAATGCAAATATGATGGATAAAAATGGTGTAACAAAGTCATAGTCTCCGGCAAAGCTATTAATTATTGACGCACCGATTATTCCTATAATGATCAGCGCCACTATTATTAACCAAAATGTCATTACGTCACTCCTTTTTAATTTCGCCACTCATATCCTTCGCCACTTGCTATCAGCACTCCATGCCGCTTACTGTACGGCACCAGTTGGCGCGCTGTCTGCTTGTTTATCCCATCTTCAAATACTGTGATCACCGTCAACAACTCGTTCTCTGTCGTCCTGCTGAGGTGCTCAATGACTCGTCTGCTCATGGAATTACCTCGTCCAGCTCAAATATTTTGGCTTCTATTCGTGGATCTTCTGCATAAAATTCCCTTGCGTTCAACTCCACAATTTGATTGTCATCTTCCCAAACAATTCCATTCATCGCATCAAGAATTAATTTAATTTTGTTGTCGAGATCCGGCTTAACCGTTGGACGTATGATTCCCTTCGCTTTGGCTTCTCTTTCCTTCTTACTAAGGCTCTTTTGCATCTTTCGATAGATTGTAAGGTTAACGCTGATCGCTCCGTTAAACGGCTTCTCGTGCGTCAGAAGGCGAATAAATTTCTGCATGTCTTTTTTCTCTTTGGCATTCGGGTTATAGGTCGTTGTCTTATGTGTAAATTTATTCGTTACAGTTCGTGGACGTCCTTGCCCGTGATAGTCGCCTGGGATGGTTAATTCAATCACTGAATCCACTCCTTTTGGCGTAGACGTTCGGGATACATTACCTTTCCAGGAGGTCCATATTTCTTATGGCATTCATCAAGATCCATGAAATAGGTATTGACCTCGCCATTAACAGACAATAGCTTACGTTCAAACGGTCGCTTCTTCGGTCTATTGCCCCTTCCTTTTGGCGTACTCACCGCTTCTTCTAGTGTCCAATGCTGAACGATCACGCGGTTGCTCACGTTGCTTTGGTTCAGATGATTCTGCTCCATTTGTTTGAGCATTTCACCGTCTACTAATTTTCCACGTACTCGGAAT